CCTTAGAAGATTGGTCTAAATTTAATATAAACAACAGAACGTCTCATGATGCTTCTATTAGTTCTGGCTTAGCTTTAATGGCTTGTAACAAACATAGGTATTCACCGACAAATAGAAAAGAATTAAAACCAGTTGATTTAGGTATTAAAAAATACGACAACAAAGGAGCTATATCAAAAATTTTAAATTAATGAATATATATACTAACACGAGAACTTCATTTCCTAGCCAAGTGGTTAGCGACGCAGAAAAAGCCAGTATTGAGTATGGTAAACAAGTCGCACAAGCAATAGAAGGCGAATGGTTTTCTCAAGGTAGAACAACTGGAAATAGATATTTAACAGCTTGGAATAATTTTCATAATCTAAGATTATACGCTAGAGGAGAGCAGTCTATACAAAAATATAAAGATGAATTGTCTATTAATGGTGATTTGTCTTATCTTAATTTAGACTGGCAACCAGTACCTATATTATCAAAATTTGTTGATATAGTTGTAAATGGAATATCTGCTAGAACATACGATATAAAAGCTTACGCTCAAGATCCTGACTCTATAAAGAAAAGAACCGCTTATGCTTCTAAGATATATGAAGACATGCTGGCTAAAGATTATCTAGATGGATTAAAAGAAACATTAGGTATAGATTTGTATCAAGTTCCTAATCCAGATCAACTACCAGAAAGTGAAGAAGAGTTAGAATTACATATGCAGCTTAGTTATAAGCAGTCTATAGAAATAGCAGAAGAAGAAGCTATATCTTCTGTAATGGCTCAAAATAAATATGATTTAATAAAACGTAGATTAAACATGGACTTAACAGTTTGTGGTATTTCTGCAGCTAAAACAAATTTTAACTTAGCTAATGGAATAACTATAGACTATGTTGATCCTGCTTACATGGTTTATTCATATACTGAAGATCCTAATTTTGAAGACATATACTACGTTGGCGAAATAAAAGCTATAACAATACCGGAACTTAAAAAAGAGTTTCCAGACTTATCTAATAAAGAGTTAGAACGTATACAAAATATGCCAGGTAATAGATCTTATATAACCGGATGGGGAGATTATGATGATAATACAGTTCAAGTTCTTTATTTTGATTATAAGACTTACCATAATCAAGTTTTTAAAATCAAACAAACAGATCAAGGCTTAATAAAAGCTATTGAAAAAGATGATAGTTTTAATCCACCTGAAAACGAAAGCTTTGAAAGAGTATCAAGATCAATCGAAGTTTTATACAGCGGAGCTAAAGTGCTAGGTACTGATACTATGTTAAAGTGGGAATTAGCTGAGAACATGTCAAGACCTTATGCTGATACTACTAAAGTAAAAATGAACTACTCTATATGTGCGCCTAGAATATACAAAGGTAGAATAGAATCACTAGTTAGCAAGTGTATAGGTTTTGCAGATATGATTCAATTAACTCATTTAAAGTTACAGCAGGTTATGTCTAGAATAGTGCCTGATGGTGTTTACTTAGACATGGATGGTTTAGCTGAAGTTGATTTAGGTAACGGTACAAACTATAATCCAGCAGAAGCATTAAATATGTATTTCCAAACTGGTAGTATTGTTGGTAGATCACTCACGCAAGACGGTGATATGAATCCTGGAAAAGTACCAATTCAAGAACTAAACTCTAGTTCTGGTCAAGGCAAAATACAAAGCTTAATACAGACGTATCAATATTATTTACAGATGATACGCGACGTAACCGGACTTAATGAAGCTAGAGATGGTAGTACTCCAGACAAAAGCACTTTAGTAGGATTACAAAAAATGGCCGCTAACGCGTCCAATGTAGCTACTAGACATATAAAGCAAGCTGGTTCTTATTTAACGCTTAGAATTGCAGAGAACATAGCGCTGAAAGTGGCAGATGCTTTAGAGTTTCCACTAACAGCTGAATCACTAGTTAACTCTATAAGTGACTATAATGTAAACACTTTAAAAGAAGTTGTTAATTTAAATCTTCATGATTTTGGAATATTCTTAGAGTTAGAACCAGACGAAGAAGAAAAACAACAGTTAGAACAAAACATACAAGTTGCTTTACAACAAGGTGGTATTGACTTAGAAGACGCTATTGATTTAAGGCAAATAAAAAATCTTAAATTAGCTAACCAGCTTCTAAAAGTAAAACGTAAACAAAAAGCTGTTAAAGAACAAGAGAACGCTCAAGCTAATATAGTAGCTCAAAGTGAAGCTCAAGCTGCTGCTAATGAAAAAATAGCAATGAACGAGGTTCAAAAGCAAGAAGCTATTAGTGGTTCTAAGGTTCAATACGAGCAGTCAAGAACTCAAATGGAAATTCAAAAAATGCAAACTCAAGCTCAGCTTGATATGCAGAAGATGCAAATGCAGCATCAATTTGACGTTGAATTAGCTAAGATGCAACTTCAACAACAACAAGAAAAACAAAAACAGCAAGAAGAAGCTAAAGACAAGCGTATACAAATGGAAGGTACGCAACAAAGTAAAATGATAGAACAAAGAAAAAACAATGGACTACCTATAGACTTTGAAAGCCAAGGTGCATCAAGTGAGCCATCTGTGGCGCAGAGTGAGCAACAAGCTTAAATTTATTAATTATTTAATTATATTATATTATGTCAGAAATCAAAACAAATGAACCTGTTAAGCAGGAAGGTGAATTCAAAATAAAAAAGAAAACGCCTAAAAACCTAGTAGAAAAAGATCAAATTAAACCTATAAAAGTAGATCTAAATAAAGATCCAAACGTTAATATAGAAAAGCCAATAAAGGTAGAAATAAAAAAAGAAGACGATGCCATTCAAATCGGAGAAACAAAGAAGGTATCTGTGGAAGAACCATCCGGAGATAGCGCAAAGGTGGGAGAACCTGTACAAGAGTCCGACGAGACTACTGAAGGGTTTTCTCCGATCAAAGAAGTAACTGATGAAGTTAAAGAAATTGAACAAGAAGTAAAAGAAGCTGTAAGAGATGAAAAGGTAATAGGTAAACCTTTACCAGAAAACATTGAAAAGCTAGTTTCTTTTATGGAAGACACTGGTGGAACTATAGAAGATTACACTAGATTAAACGCTGATTACACAAGCGTAGATGACAATACTTTATTAAAAGAGTATTATAAAAAATCTAAACCACATTTAGATTTAGAAGAAATTAATTTCATAATGGAAGAAAACTTTGATTATGATATAGATATTGACGAAGAGCGAGAAGTCAAAAAAAAGAAACTCGCTAAAAAAGAAGAGGTTGCAAAAGCTAAAAACTTTTTAGAGGAAACGAAAAAGAAATATTACGACGAAATCAAGTTGAGACCCGGCGTAACTCAGGACCAACAAAAAGCTATGGATTTTTTCAACCGATATAATAAGGAGCAAGAAATAGCTACACAACAACACGATTTATTTAAACAAAAAACTAAAAATTTATTTAATGACGATTTCGAAGGTTTCGATATTAAAGTTGGAGATAAAAGATATAAGTATAATGTCGTTAATCGTGATAAAGTAGCCGAAAGCCAATCTAACATAACAAACCTTGTCGGGAAGTTCCTAGACAGCGAAGGTAATGTGGAAGATGCTAAAGGTTATCATAAAGCTATTTATGCTGCTGAAAACGTAGATAAGATTGCCGCTCATTTTTATGAGCAAGGAAAAGCAGATGCTGTAAAGGAAGTTGTAAACAAATCAAAAAATCTAAGTGATACTGAAGGTAGAAAATCACAAGGAGATGTATTTGTTGGCGGAATGAAAGTAAAAGCTATTTCTGGTGCAGACTCTACAAAACTTAAAATTAAAACAAAAAGGTTTAACTAATTAAAATTAACAAATTATGAGTTTATCTCCACAATTTGGTAGTATTGTACCTTCGCAAATCCAACAAACTTTAGCTAACAATTATTTAGCTTTTGATGGTGGTGCTAATGATTTTGCGCAACAATATTTACCAGAAATTTACGAACAAGAAGTAGAGCGTTATGGAAACAGAACGTTATCTGGCTTCTTAAGAATGGTTGGCGCTGAAATGCCAATGACATCTGATCAAATAATTTGGTCTGAACAAAATAGATTACATGTATCATACGACGGATGTGCGCAAGCAAACGTTGGTGGTTTAAACAACGGTAGTAAAATAACAATCGGCGGTGGCGCTACGGCGTTTAACGTTATGAGTGTAAATGACACAATTGTAGTTCTTGATCCAGCTACTGGATTAGAAGCAAAGTGTATTGTTATGGTTAGTACTGCTGGTGCTGGTGGTGCTGGAAACGTAGATGTACAATGTTTAAATCCTGCTACTAGTTTAACCACTCAAGGTTTCTCTGCAACTGGATTAAAGATATTTGTATACGGTTCTGCTTATACTAAAGGAACAAGCTTAGGTGCTGGAGCTGCTGGAACTAATTCAGCTGCAAGAACTTCTATTACTCCTTCTTTCACACAATTTTCTAACTCACCTCTTATTTTGAGAGATCAATTCCAAATAAATGGATCTGATATGGCTCAAATTGGATGGGTTGAAGTTGCAACTGAAGATGGTGCTTCTGGTTTTTTATGGTACTTAAAAGCTGAGTCTGAAACAAGACTACGTTTTGAAGATTACCTAGAAATGGCTATGGTAGAAAGTGAGTTAAATGCTCATGCTGCAGGAAATGTTGCATATCAAGCTGGACGTTTACCAGGATCTGAAGGTTTATTTGCTGCTATCAGAAACAGAGGAAATGTAGAAGTAGGATTTACTGCTGCTGCTGGATTAGATGAATTTGATGCAATTCTTAAAAACTTAGATACTCAAGGTGCTATTGAAGAAAACATGCTTTTCTTACAGAGACAAACTGCTCTTGATTTTGATGATATGCTAGCAAGCATTTCTGGCGGATTCGCTGGAGGAACTGCTTTTGGTTTATTTGAAAACTCAGAAGAAATGGCTCTTAACCTTGGATTCTCAGGATTTAGAAGAGGTTCTTATGACTTTTACAAAACTGATTGGAAATACTTAAATGACGCTTCTACTCGTGGAGGTATTGTTGGTGTTAATTCAATTGAAGGTGTATTAGTACCTGCTGGAACTTCTACAGTTTATGATCAAGTACTTGGTACAAACATCAGACGACCATTTTTACACGTGCGTTATAGAGCTTCACAAGCTGATGACAGACGTATGAAATCTTGGTTAACTGGTTCTGCTGGTGGTGCTTTCACTTCAGATTTAGATGCGATGCAAATCAACTTCTTATCTGAAAGATGTTTAGTAACTCAAGCTGCTAATAACTTTGTATTATTCCAAGGATTGTAAAATCCATTAATGTAATTCTTACCCTCGTTAAATTAACGGGGGTAATTATTACTTTTATAACTATTTAATTATATTATATTATGTCAAAAATAAAAGAAAACCCAGTTAAAGAAACCTGGGAAATCAAAGATAGAGTTTACTATCTAAAACAAAATAAAAGTCCATTAACATTAACAATACCAGGAAAGCATACAAGAAAACATGCTTTATTGTATTTTGATGAAACAACTGGACAACAAAGAGAATTAAGATACGCTACAAATCAAGGATCTCCTTTTGTAGACGAACAAAAAGGTGAAGCTACAATGGGTCACATAATGTTTAGAGATGGCACGTTAACTGTTAATAAAAACGATGTTGCATTGCAAAAGTTACTTTCTTTATATCACCCTTTAAGGAATAAATTATATGAAGAGTTTAGCGCTGTCACTGAAGCTGAAGATGATTTAGATGTTATAAATTTAGAAATAGATGCTATGACGGCTGCTAGATCTATAGACATTGATCAAGCAGAGGCGATATTAAGAGTTGAAAAAGGATCAGTTGTAAACACGATGAGCTCTAAAGAATTAAAAAGAGACTTATTATTATTTGCTAAAAACAATCCTAAAATGTTTATATCGTTAGCTAAAGATGATAATGTTCAACTTAGAAACTTTGCAATAAAAGCTCAAGAAGCTGGAATTATAAAACTATCTCAAGATCAAAGAACATTTACATGGGGATCAAATGATAGAAAATTAATGAACGTACCTTTTGATGAAAATCCATATTCAGCATTTGCTGCTTTCTTAAAAACAGATGAAGGTGTTGAAATCTATAAATCTATAGATAAAAAACTAAAATAACAAGTGATACTATATATAGGCGGATTCGTCCGCCTTTTTAGTATATAAAAAATTAATAATGGTAAACGTAAATACAGTATATACAACAGTCTTGTCTATTTTGAACAAAGAACAAAGAGGTTATGTTACGCCAGATGAGTTTAATAGGTTAGCTGCTCAGGTTCAATTAGAAATATTTGAATCTTACTTTCCTGACGGAACACAATTAAACCGTCAAAATCAAAACAATACACAAAACGATACAGAGTTTTTCAATATATTTAAAAACCAAGAAGAAAAACTTTATGAATTTCAAAAAGAAATTAACTTTTCTTTAAATGCTCAAACACTATTGTGGTATCAAACCGCGGCAGTTAATTCAACAGATTATGTTGCTTCTATATATTGGATGGGTGACATATTATCAACATATAATTCTTCTTTAGTAGGAAACACTGACCCTAGACCTTCTTCTTCAGGCGGTCAATTTGTTACTCAATTAGTAAGCAAGAGAGATTATAATAAAATTACAAGATCTAGACTTACTGCTCCTACGTATCAATTTCCTATAGCATTTGCTAACACATCAACAGTTGCAAATTTTGACAATGTTGGTTTAACAATATTACCAACTCCAAACGCGGTTAATGTAAACTGCGTTGTTATGCCTAGAGTTCCTTCTTGGAGCTTTAACGTTGGACAAGCTGGTCAATATATTTTTAATCCAGGTAGCGCCGTAAATTTTCAGCTTCACATTTCTGAACAAACTAATATTATAATAGGAATATTGAAATATGCAGGTGTTATTATAAACGACCCTACGATAATAGATGTAGCTGCTCAAGAAGCGGCTCAAGTACAAGCTAACGAAAAATCTTAAATAAATGAGTTTAGTAACAGAAACAAATCAACAATACTACCAAGGCGCGCAGGGCTTTAGAGGTACCACACTAGCTGATGGCAGTTTACAAAGTACTTTTATAACTACTTTTGATACAGATTTAGTTTTTGGAGGCACAGACTCTAGTGGTGTAGAATCTTGGAATCCAGCTAGTATCAACTATGCTTTAAATAATTTTAAGATATACACGAGCACCGACGCTGTTCCAGGAAATTGGCAAGAATACATATTAGCTTATAGTGTTGTAGGTAATTCTATAACTTTTACAAATCCTCCAGCTGCAAATTTATATATAGTTGTTCAATTAAAAAGACTAGATGGTGGTCAATACGCTAGCACTATAGCGGAAGAAGCATTGGGTGATGCAGTTGAAGAAAACTATGGGACTTATCAATATGTTAAATTATCTGATATTATAGACAATTACATGGTTGGTTACGTTGGTGATGGTAAAATAATACAACAAGCTAAAAAATCAGATGTATTGTTTTTTGCAAAAAGATCTTTGCAAGAATTTAGTTATGATACTTTAAAGAGTATTAAATCTCAAGAATTAACAATACCTGAAAGCTTACAATTGATAATGCCTCAAGACTATGTTAATTATGTATCTTTGTCTTGGATAGACAACTTAGGCGTGAAAAGACCTATATATCCAAATAATAATTTAACGACTAATCCTTATTCTAAATTACTACAAGACAATAAAGGAATACCTACGCAAGATAATTTTGGGGAAGACTTAGAAGGAACTTCATTAACAGTAGAAAGATGGAGAGATGCAAATGACAAACTAATAAACAATCAAGCTTATAATCAATTTTGGGACGATGCAGCTTACGGTTTGTATGCTGATGGTTTTTATGGATCTGGTCCTTGGAATTGGGGTAGACTATATGGTCTTGACCCACAAAAATCACAAGTAAACGGTTGGTTTGGAATAAATGAAAGAGATGGTATGTTTACTTTTTCTAGCAACTTAGTAGACAGACTTATAGTTTTAGAATACATATCTGATGGCTTAGCTTATGATCTAGATACTAGAGTTCCAAAGCTTGCTGAAGAGGCAATGTACATGAGTATATCATATAATTTACTAGCTAATAGAGCCAATACATCAGAAGGCATAATAGCTAGATTTAAGAAAGATAGAAGAGCAGCTCTTCGAAACGCTAAGATAAGATTATCTAATATT